GGGATGACTGGCATCACGACAAAGCGGATCGAAAATTAAAACATTATCAGGAGATAAAAAGATGAATGAATGGACAAAGAATCTATTACACTTGCGCAAGAACATGAGTGTTCAGGTAAGCATTGATAATACAGACGATGGGCGCGAGTTTGTGCGCTTGGAGTTTGAAGGTGGGGGCTACATATCATTGGAGTTGGACGAGAACGGCGTGGGGATCGAGGCGTTTGACGCCGAGGGCGATGTGATCGGGGTTGATGGCATCAGTTATGACAAGTTTGCACCAAAGGAGGTGTGTGATGAAGATTGAATTAGTTGGCGGTTGGAGTGTTAAGGAGTGTGAAGTGGAGATTCAATTCAAGGGACAGACACTGGGCTGTTACTGGAGTACCGACGAAGGCTACGAAGTTTTTTGGGGTGACGCAAACTTCACCGATGATGAGAAGGAAGAACTGGAAAACCTTTTGCGAGAAGCCGACACCCCCGTGTTGCGGTTCGAGGGTGGTTCATATGAAGTGAGCGACACAAAAGAATATCGCGTAACCGTAAATGTGCATTTATGGGCACCCAGTCCAGAAGAGGCTTTAAAAAGAGTACGTATCGATATGGACTACCTCGTTGATACTAAAACAGATGGGGATATTAGTTGGTATTTTCCCCCATCGATTGATGACGTGAGGGAGACTTAAGATGAAAAGAATGTATCTGTATCAAGTGAAACTATACACAACAGCAGTGCAAGAATTGGAGGTCGAAGCGTCCAGTGAAGAAGACGCCATTGAGCAAGCCCAGGAATGCGGTATCCGCGATGAACAGCACGACTGGGTCGAAGGCGAAGAGTTTGAAGCAGAAGCGATAGAGGACTTGTCATGACTTTAACAGTGCATTGCTTAGTGTGTGATCACGCCTATCAGGAGCCAGAAGTTAATCTGGAAGAGTGCCCCCGTTGTTTTAATGGGGACATGAGTAAGACGGTGTATCTGCAACCGAGTGAAGATGATTATGGAAGCAACGAATGGGCAGGAGGTAAATAACATGACGACAACATCTGAAACAAGAACAGTATACAAATTCAAGTATCTATACATAAATGGGCAAGTAGGAGGCGAAGAGGCTAGGTGGGCGTATGCAGAGCAAGAATATCCATCGGCGGAGGTGGCTGAAATCGCCGCACGTAAAGCATTAGAACGTCTGCAAGGGAGCCGGTTCTACGTAGGCAGTATGCAGATAATCGAGCGGACGATAACAATACACGACAAACTGTGGTCAGAAATAAAATAACCGTGGGGGCGCAAGCCCCCTGCACCCAGACAACTGGCATCACGACAAAGCGGGTTTAAAATGACACCAGAAGCAAAAGTTAAGGCAAAAGTCAAGTCGGTTCTCAAAGAACTAAATGCGTATTACGCTATGCCAATGGGTACTGGCTATGGCAGTTCGGGTGTGCCGGACTTCCTAGTTTGTTATCAAGGTAGGTTCTATGGGATCGAGTGCAAAGCGAATGGCAATAAGCCCACTGCGTTACAGATGTTTAACCTGATGGAGATCAGGCGGTGCGGTGGGATTGGTTTGGTAATTGATGAGACTAATGTGGACACACTAAAGAAGGAATTACAGAGTGACTAAAAGAAAAGAATGGGTTGACCATGCACCTAACGTGACTGCCGCAAGGATCGCAATGGGTGCAGAGGATACGCCATTAACAGATGAAGAGATTGATATGTGGGTAGTTGACTGTGACGCGGTCAATAGCCCTGCGCATTACAACGTGGGCGGTATCGAGACGATTGACTACATTGAGGCTAAGCAACTGGGTTATCACCTAGGTAACGTCGTTAAGTATGTCTCACGTGCAGGGCACAAAGGTGAACGGCTTGAGGACTTGAAAAAGGCTAGGTGGTATTTGGATCGCGAGATCAACAATTTACAATGTGATCTACAGGGTATTGAATAATGGTCACTGAGCCAAAGATGCCTAAAAAAGTTGCTGACCTTACGGCCATTGCTAGTATGGTTGGCGAGATTAGAGATACGGTAGAGGATAACAAGACTAACCTTGCTGATCTGCGTGATTGGCAAGAGACTTTGGAGATGCGCCAACGATTGTTAGAAGATATGTACGACATCAACAAGATGAAGAAGTACATGAAGAATTTAGAGGACTTATCCGACGTAGATATCGCTAGGCGTGACGAGGTTTTGAAGAAGAGTATTGCGACGTCCATATCAGAACTGAAGGATACGGCGGCAGAGGTTCAGCGAATGCTACAGGCTCAGTTAGTACGTGCGACTACGATGACTGAGGTAATTAGGTTTATTGATGTTGAAGCCCCGCAGGATACATATACTTCGGTGCAGAAACTAATTGCATGGCTAGATAAATCAGACAAATGGTGGATGCAAAAACAACATCTGCGGATATGGCAGTGGGCGGCGTTGTTAGTTCCGAAGCGTCGCAAGAACTGGGAGGCTCGGTTCGGCAAAGGGTTGAACATGGAGATAGAAACTGATCGTAGGATTAACCAAGGAGACTTCGAAAATGACGACGTTAACGACATGGTGGACTAATTTAGGCTGGGCAAAAGCGTGTCTGGTAGCGATGATTCCGTTAGTGGCATATGGTGCTTATCAAATTTATGAGGATTTTAAAAATGACGACTACTAATGATGATATGTATGTGATCTACAGGAACGAGGGCAATAATGAGGTGTATCTTACTAAGGCTCCGGTTAAGTATGACTTAGGTATAAGCGGTTGTCCTATAACGTCTGAAGTGGGTCAGGCTGTGCCATTCCAGACAGCGAGAGAGGCGTATGACTTTGCCAAGAAGTACTACGGCTTGCAGACTTTCCGTGTAGGGCGACGCAAGTGGGCTGGCGCGGTACGCAAACCATTCACTAAGAAACTTACCGAAGCAACTTTTTTCGGGTTATAATATGAACAGCGCAGACTTCATTGGACAAGAACTGTTTGAGATTGCTGATGACTTGATGAAGTCTCAGCGTGACATGATCGAACGTCAGAACGAGTTGGTCATGCGGCTCATGGACAGGATTGACTGGTTAGAGAAACAACAGAATATGGCAGTGGGGATTAAAGGACTATGAGTACATCTTATAAAATAGCCGTGCTTGATCGCGGGTTCGTATACATCGGTCGCGTAGAATGGAAAGGCACTGTTTTGACTATCACCGATGCAAGATGTATTCGTCGATGGGGCACGACAAGAGGGCTTGGAGAATTGGTGAATGGTGCGTTACCAGAAACAATTTTGGACACGGTTGGCACCATTCATGTTCCAGAGCATGCTTTGATACATCTGATTGATGTGGTGGAGTCCGCGTGGAAAAATATCTAACCCTGAACGGCGGCGGCACTGCCGATGGCTACGGCGACGGGTATAGTTACGGTTATGGCTGTGGCTCAGGGTATGGGTTCGGTCACGGCTACATGTTTGGATTAGAAAAAGGATCGGGGTTTGGTTCAGGCTACGAATATGGTTTCCGTATTGGGAACGGTGATGGCTACGGCGATGGAGACATTGGCGATGGTCTTGGCGGTGGCGACGGCGACATTGGCGTTTAAAATTTAAATACGGGATGTCCCCGTATAATGAGGAGAGAGCGATGTTAGATAAAGCAGAAGCCGAACGGCTGAATAGGATTGAGGCATTAGCCAACGCAGTGCGTCATCGGTTGCGCGAAGAATCACCAGATGAAGTGGTGCTGGCGGCGCAGAAATACTTTACTTTCTTGCAGGGTAACTTGCCAGAGAATTAGTATCGGGGGCGGTGTAACAGCCGCCCTTTTTAATAAAATGAGTGACCATGAAGAAATCGCCTTAAAGGCGTCGGGAGAGAAGCCATGAAGCCTATTTGGAGGCCGGGAACCCCATTGCGTTTCACTGAGCGCGACGGCAAGAAGATATTACAGCAAGTGTGGTCGCGTTACGCTTTCACCACGAGAAATTACTGTTGGGAGCAAGTCGAAGGACATGAGTGGCGAGACGTTCCAATGGATTACGAATGCGAAAACCCGCTTTACTGGTCAAAGGAAAAAAAATGAAGATAGCATCGTTTTTCTCTGGAGCTGGTGGACTAGACCGAGGATTTGAAAACGCTGGTTTTGAAGTTGTTTGGGCTAATGAGTACGACAAATCAATTTGGGAAACTTATGAAAAGAACTTTCCAAAAACCAAACTAGACAAAAGAAGCATTGTGAAAATCGAGCCTTCTGATCTTCCCGATGAAATAGACGGAATGATTGGTGGTCCACCTTGTCAAAGTTGGAGTGAAGCAGGTGCTCTAAGAGGAATAGAAGATCATCGTGGTCAACTTTTCTTTAATTACATTGATCTGATTAAAGCTAAGAGACCTAAATTCTTTTTAGCTGAAAATGTATCGGGAATATTAGCTGCTCGTCATAGACCAGCGTTCGTTAAGATCTTAGAAAGCTTTGCTGAGCTTGGATACAATGTTTCTTACAGTCTTCTCAACGCTAATGATTATGGTGTTCCTCAAGATCGACAAAGGGTGATTATTGTTGGTTATCTTGAGCAGTATGGAAAGCTTTTCACCCCACCTGAACCTGAAGCTTATAAGCCAGTGTTGTTGGACGCTATCAAGGACTTAGAAAAAAATGTGGTCCCAGCTGGTGATAAAAATAAAACAAACACAAAACAAAAATTCATCAATCACGAATATATGACTGGTGGTTTCTCAACAATTTTCTTATCAAGAAATAGAGTGAGACCTTGGAACAAACCTTCATTCACTATTCAAGCTAGTGGTAGACACGCTCCACTACACCCACAAGCACCAGAGATGGTTACTTTTGGTGTTAATGATAAGAGGTTTGTTGTTGGAAAAGAAGACTTATACAGAAGACTCTCAGTTCGTGAATGTGCTCGAATTCAAACATTCCCTGATGAACATATTTTCTATTACTCACAAATAGCTGACGGATACAAAATGATTGGAAATGCTGTCCCTGTTAATTTTGCTCATCAACTAGCAAATCAAATTAAAAAAGATTTGGCTAACACTCAGCCCGATTTACTGGTCACAGGATAAAGAATGAGCATCATCACGCTAGACTTTGAGACCTACTATGATAAAGATTATTCTTTATCAAAGCTGACAACCGAGGAGTACATCAACGATCCGCGCTTTGAAGTCATTGGCGTGGGTATCAAGTATGACGATCTTCAGCCTGAGTGGTACGCGGGGGACGATGTAAATTCCGCGTTGTACGATCTTAGTTGTCACGCAAATAAACATGCCATCCTCTGTCACAACACCATGTTTGATGGGGCTATCCTTGCGTGGAAATATGGCATCGTCCCCGCGTTCTACTTCGATACTCTGTCAATGGCACGAGCCAAGCACAGTACTGAGGTAGGTGGTTCATTAAAAGCATTAGCAATATATTACAACATAGGAGAGAAAGGCGATGGAGTCGTCACCAATATCGGAAAGCGAAGAGTTGATTTTACTGCGGAAGATCTTAAAGGCTACGGAGAGTATTGCCGAAACGATGTTGCTCTCACGCATAGACTATTTGAAAGGCTACAACCTTTCCCAGACGATGAACTCCGTCTCATCGATCTCACGACGAGAATGTATACCCAACCCAAACTTAAGGTAGACGATGCGCTACTTGTACAGAGACTAGTACAAGTCAAAGAGGCTAAGTCAGAACTGCTAGCAGGGTTAATGGAAGCACTGGGTTGTGACAACGAGGAGTCAGTCCGGCAACACTTAGCGAGTAATCCTAAGTTCGCCGCGTTACTGGAACAGTTTGGTGCTAGGGCTCCGATGAAGGTTAGCAAGACAACAGGGAAAGATACCTACGCACTTGCTAAGACTGATGAAGGGTTTATTGAGTTACAGGATCATGACGATCCATTCGTACAGCAATTATGCGCTGTCCGTCTGGGTACTAAATCAACTATTGAGGAGAGTCGAATTGAACGTTTTATTGGGATCGGCAAGCGTAATCGTGGTTCTATTCCTGTGCCTCTACGCTATTATGGGGCTCATACAGGTCGTTGGTCTGGTCAAGACTCGATTAATTTCCAGAACTTACCCTCACGCGACAAAAGTAAAAAGGCTCTGAAGAATGCCATCCTTGCACCTGATGATCACTATCTAATCAACTCAGACTCTAGTCAGATTGAGGCTAGGGTATTGGCTTGGTTGGCGGGGCAGGATGATGTGGTTCAGCAGTATCGGGACGGTGAGGATGTCTATTCGCTATTCGCGAGTAAGGTATTTAATCGTAAGGTTACCAAGGCGGATCCTGTCGAACGGTTTGTAGGCAAGACCTGCATACTGGGACTGGGTTATGGGACAGGGGCGGCTAAGTTACAGCAGACTCTAGCCTTGGGTGGGGCTGATCTAGACTTAGATGAATGCAAACGCATTGTCAGTATCTACCGTAACGAGAACTATAAGATTCCCGAACTGTGGAAGTACTGCGATGTTGCACTGCAACATTTGATGTTCGGTCAGGGCAAGGCGATACGGATCGGTGTCCCTAAGACGGCTGTCTGGGTAGACCCAGATGCAGGGGTTCAGTTACCCAATGGCCTATATATCCGCTATCCGAAACTGCGTTATGGAGAAGAGTCTAAACTGGTCTACGACTCCCGTAGGGGGCTTGTAAACATCTGGGGTGGGGCTATGGTGGAGAACATTGTTCAAGCCCTAGCGCGTATCATAGTGGGTCAGCAGATGCTAGCAGTATCAGAGAAGTATCCTGTACTTCTGACCGTTCACGACTCAATTGTTTGCGCCGTACCTGATAAGGAGTTAGAGCCAGCCCTTGCGTTTATTGTGCAAGTTATGTCTACTGCACCCTCTTGGTGTACGGACTTGCCCGTGGCCTGTGAGGCCAAATATGGTCGGACATATGGAGATTGCTGATGCTTAAGGTAGAAGGGTTCGACAGTGCAATCGTAGGTGTTGGTACGCATTTCAATACAGATGTAATCATATATAACTACGATGACTGCGTGCAGATTCTAGTGGATCGTGACGGTATGACGTACGAAGAAGCCATAGAGTTCATGGAGTACAACGTGTGTGGCGCATGGGTAGGTCAAGGTTCCCCAGTCTTTTATCGCGGTTCTTACGAGGAGGGTGACTATGGCGGCTAAAAAGAAAGCGAAGAAGGAACACGCTTACCAACTAGAAGATGGCATATGGTATCGATCTGCACACGGTAAGCCGCCTTACCATCATGAGTGCTGTGACTGTGGCCTAGTCCATATCATTGAGTACAAGTATGAGGGCGGCTCGACGTGGGAGAAGTGGCAGAGAGACGAGAAGGCTACGACTAAGGCTCGGAAACTTAGGGCTAAAGAAGAAGCAGGTGGTTAAGTGGTCATTCAGCGGCCTTAAGGATTTCATTAATTGCCCTAGGCAATACAACGAGGTTAAGCGTCTTCAGCGGTACGTTAAGAAAGTATCGCAACAGATGTTATATGGGACTGAAGTCCATAAGGCTCTGGAGGATTACGTTCGTGATGGTACGGAGTTGCCTAAGTTCTATCAGAAGTATAGACCGATGGTGGACTCCTTGGCCTCGATTGCGGGGGTTAAGTATCTTGAGCATAAGATGGCTTTGACCTTCGCTTTAAAGCCATGTGAGTTCGATTCTGAGGATTATTGGGTACGGGGCATCGTAGATTTCATGGTGGTGGATGGCGATGGGACGGCTTTCATCGTTGATTACAAGACTGGCAGTGCCAAGTATCCTGACCCTAAGCAGTTGAAACTGATGGCGCTGATGACGTTTGCACATTTCCCAGACGTGCATTTGATTAAGGCTGGGTTGTTATTTGTGGCGCATGATGTGTTCATGCCAGAAGAATATAAGCGGGAAGATATTAAGTTTTTGTGGGACGTATTCAAGTGGGACTTAGAGCGTCTAAATATGGCGGCGGATACTGACTCATGGCCAGCGAATCCAACGCCGCTATGCAGATGGTGCCCAGTAGTTACTTGCGAATTTCATAAGGAATGATCATGACTGAGAAGGCTAGACCGTACAAGAAAGAGTATCAAAAACAGTTAGCACGAGGTGAACATGAAGACCGTATGGAGCGCCAACGAGCGAGACGTGCGATGGATAAAAAGGGAATCAGCCGCAAGGGAAAAGATGTTGCGCATGTCAAGGCGTTGTCCAAAGGTGGTAGCAACAAGACTGGCGTACGCCTTGAGTCGCCTAGTAAGAATCGTTCTTTCAAGCGTAACCCAGATAGTTCGATGAAATAATATGCAAATAATAGATAACGAGGCAGTGCAGATTAATCTGCCATTGCACATCGCGATCAGGGTTGTTAACGAGATAGAAAAGGCAGAGCAGGTTTCAGATGATGAAGTATTGATCTATTGGCAACATGGGGAGATGGAGGCTCTGGCTGATATTGTGGACAATGATCCCAATTCAGATACCAAGATTCCTTCACCCATGTTACGTGACTACAAGTGGCCGGGACTGTTTACGCCGTTCGATCACCAGAAAGAAACGGCGTCATTTCTAAGTATACGTAAACGTGCGTTCTGTTTTAACGAGGCGGGTACAGGTAAGACAGGTGCGGCTATATGGGCGGCAGACTACCTGATGAATCAAGGTATCGTTAAGCGGGTACTGGTTATCTGCCCGTTATCGATTATGTATTCGGCTTGGCAAGCAGATGTTTTTAAGACGGCTATGCATCGTACGTGTGGTGTGGCGCATGGTTCTAGAGATAAGCGAGTAAAGATTATTGACGGTGAGTATGACTTCGTTGTAATTAACTATGACGGTGTTCAGATTGTCTCAGATGTAATTGAGTCAGCAGGGTTTGACTTGGTTATCATCGACGAGGCTAATGCCTATAAGACTGCGTCAACGAGGCGGTGGCGGACGATGTCTAAACTGATGAAAGCAGATACTCGGTTATGGATGATGACCGGTACACCTGCGTCACAGTCGCCTATGGATGCGTTTGGTTTGGCTCGCATGGTGTCCCCGCATAAGGTGCCAAAGTTCTCCACATCATGGCGCGATAAGGTCATGACGCAACTCACAAGGTTCAAGTGGGTAGCGCGTCCTGATGCCAAGGAAAAGATTTTTGCTGCACTGCAACCTGCTATCCGGTTTACCAAACAAGAGTGTCTCGATTTACCCACGCTTACTTACCAGACACGAGATGTACCATTGTCTGCCCAAGCAGAGAAATACTATAAGACATTAAAACAACAGATGTTAATTCAGACTGCGGGGCAGAATGTTAGTGCCGTTAATGCGGCGGCAAGCCTCAGTAAGTTATTACAGATATCTGGCGGAGCCGTATATACCGATAAGCATGATGTTGTCGAGTTTGATATATCTCCCCGCCTAAATGAATTGCAATCAGTACTTGAAGAGACCTTGAACAAAGTAGTAGTATTCGTTCCCTTTCTCCACACCATAACCGTAGTGACTGAATATCTACGTAAGCAGGGTTACTCTTGTGAGGTGATTGAAGGGGCGGTATCCGCGAAAAGGAGGTCGGAGGTAATCAATCTATTTCAGACGCAGACAGACCCCAGAGTATTAGTGATCCAGCCACAGTCAGCCGCTCATGGCATTACATTGACTGCCGCAGATACGTTAGTGTTTTGGAGTCCTGTGATGTCGGTTGAAACATACATCCAATGTATTGGGCGTATTGATCGTGTTGGGCAACAGAACAAAATGACCGTCGTGCATCTACAGGGTTCAGATGTAGAGCGTAAGGTATATGCAATGTTGCAGGGTAAAGTTGATAGTCATAATAAAATAGTTGATTTGTATAAACAGGAGATGGAACAGTGAGTAACATCAATGTCGAGGAGTTGGTTGAAGCCTATTTAGCCATCCGGACAGAGCGTGACAGAGTACTTAAAGAGTATGAGTCCGTAGATGCAGAGTTGAAGAAAGATATGAGTGAGTTAGAAGCGATGATGTTGGGTGTTTGTAACGAGGTGAACGCCGATAGTATCAAGACCGCACATGGCACAGTGATGCGTAGGCTCAATGAACGGTACATCTGCAATGACTGGGATGGGTTCAGAGAGTTCGTGTTGGAGAATCAGGTAGTCGATCTGTTAGAGAAGCGTATCCATCAGGGTAACTTCAAACAGTTCTTCGCTGAACATGAAGGCGAAGGTC